AACACCTTGTTAAAAGAAGTAAACGAAGCCCAGATATTTACTATTGAAAAGTATCAAAAGGAGAATAAAAGTTTAACCACCCAGTTAGCAAAAGCCAATTCCGATAAGGAGAGGTTAGGGAAAATACTAAAAGAGCATTTAGCAGAAATAGAAAGCAGTATGAAATTGCTAAAAGACTATGAGGGAAATGAAGTAATGAATAGCCTATCAAAATTAAATGTTGGCTATGAAGATAAAGCAAACCAAATAGAACAAACCCTGCAAGATTGCGGAATAACCCTTTAAAACAAACACCATGACACTACCGAAGAATAAGCACTATCAGTTATCTCTAATAAGCATGTGAAAATTTAAGCCGCCAACGGTACCCTCCCCGTTCTTTAGCCCGAGGCGGCTTATTAAAAACCAATCAACCAATGACAAAGAAAGTAACAATTGAAATTACCGAAGACGGCTGGCAAACCACGTTAGAACTTAACGGTAAAACATATACAGAAAAACATAAGCGTAATAGTACAGGAGCTGAATCAGTTAAGGGAAACCTATCAGAAGAATCTGATTTAACAGAAGAAATAATAGATGCTGTTACAGGTGGCTTTAAAGAGTATGAAATTATGCGCGCACTATATAATGATAACTAACCCATGCGACTAATTACCCTCCACCATAACCACGAGGTACGCATGTACTGCAAAACCTTAAACCCACATTAAATGACTAACTTAACAGAACAGGACTTAAAGCGAATAGAAACCATTGAGGGCTATTTGCGCCAATTAGATATATGCAACCCAGAGTATTCATTGCCACAATTTAAACCCTATCAGCCTATTGATACAACAGAGGGTGAGCAAGAACAGGGCAAAGAGCAAGCACCAATTGAAACAGATCAGAGGTGGAAAGTTGAGGTTGTGCGTACAATTACAGACGATTGTGGTATTTACATAACAAGAAACATACCGTTGCGAAAACTTAAAGCAGAAGAAATAGCCGAAGCCATCAAGCAATACCTAAGTATTAACCAGTTTTAAACAAAGCATAAACAACATGGCACTAATAAGATGGATACTATCATTATTTAAAAATAAGGCAAATGAGCCTACTGCTATATGCAAAAAGCCAATTTATAAGGCTAATGAATGTTGCGCTAAATACGGTGAAGATTGCTGTATGTTTAATCAAATAAACCAATAAAGATAGAAGAAATGACAGCATACAACACACATAAATTAACATCGGTAAAAGGTTTAATGGACGGTAACCTTGTTTACAATCGACACGGTGAAGTGATAGCATACGACTGGCTAATGCATAAGAATTTTAGTCAACCTAAAATGGATAATGATTATGGGCTTTATGCTATCCCTCTCACAGAAGAACGTTTGATTGAGTTGGGCGCAAAGACCTTGTCTCATAAAAAGATATTAAACTATCATATTATTGACTTAGGCAGAAATAGAATACTATCGGTAAGTGTTCAAGTAGGCAATACCTGCGCTTGGTTATGCGAGGTAAACCCGACAGACCCAAAAGAAATAACAGACTTAGTATGTGTATTTAACCAAGATTATGATGGGGAGCTATTTGTGCATACTATTCAAAATATATACCACTCAATCACAGGAACTAACATAGAAACAGCAAAAGACAAAGCAGCGGAGTTAGTAAAGAAATACAGACCGCTATGCAAAATATCCGGTGGAACAGGTGATAGCATACCCGCAGCTAAAGAAGCATCCCTAATAGCGGTTGATGAGATATTAAATGCTAACCAAATATGGTATGCAGATAGCGTTCCATCTAAATATTGGCAAGAAGTAAAAAACGAACTTAACCAACTTTAACAAATAAGGAGATGAAAGCGTTATTACTTAAAAAAGAATCTAAGATTGTATCTAAATTAATATACGAAAGAATACGGGACTATGATATGGATATTAAATCCACAATAGAACGTATTGAAAGTGGGATTTATGATAAAGACTTGAATAAAAAACACCTGATATCAACGCAAAAGAAAAGAAATGACTTAGTTAATATTTACCAAAAGTTTTAACAACACCAACAAAGTTTAACAATGCAACCGCACATAGTAAACTACCATAAAGCGTTAGGATTAGACTTAGGCACTTGGATAGCTTGCGAGGTGTGTAACGCTACATCAGTTGACATACACCACATAATACCCCGTTCAAAGTTTGGCAGCAAAAGAAAGGCAGAACAAGACCACGCCAACAACCTGGTTGCACTTTGCCGGGCATGTCATAACTTAGCGCACAGCGGAACTATAAGTAAAGAAAAGTTATTTGAAATTACCAAAAATAGAAAATAATATGTATCTTAGCATAGATAACACGAGGGCAGTCGTGAAGTTAACAAGAAATTTATCCCATTAGGGGGAAGTCCTGCCCGACTGAACCCTGTGGGATTTTTTGTATAAAAATGGAAAAAGAAATTTGGAAACCAATTGTTGGATACTCAAGTTATGAAGTTAGCAACATGGGTAATGTTAGAAGTGTAGGCAGATATATGAGAAGTAGGTGGGGTATCTCATATCTAAAACCTAAATATCTAAAAGGGTGGACAGATAATAAACCAATGATTAATCACATTGACAACAACCCAAGCAATAACAGAGTAGAAAACCTTCAATGGTGTACAAACGCAGAAAACTTACAACACGCAGCAAAACAAGGGCGAATGGCTAATAACTCAAGTAAAAAAGTTATAGATGTTACTACGGGTAAAATTTATGACAGTATAAAAAGTGCCGCAAATAGCATAGGTGTTATTCCAAATACTTTGCAATACAGAATTATGAGAAACAGCAAAAAGAATACATTTAGATATGTATAATGTAATTACCAAAGAACAACTGAAAATTATTGTAAGTAAACGATGAAGTTAGGAGTAGTATACAACATATTTGACGGACTTGAAAACCTAAAAGAAAGCATTGCTGGTATTCAACCATTCGCAAATCAAATAGAATTAGTCTATGGTAAATACGAAGACCACAAAGGCGAAATGGAAAAAAGGCAACAAGGTATTGATAGGCTTATTGGTTGCACCCATGTACTGCTAATGGATTGTGATGAGGTTTACAAACCTGAAGAGGTGGATAGGGCTATTTATTTTATCAATCGCAACAACCTACAAGCTACCGCTTGCCAAATGCAAACCTATTATAAGTATAAAAGAGTAAAGTTTGCCAAACCCGAAACATATTACATCCCATTTATTCAAACAATAGGCAACTTAAAACTAAACGCCTGGGATATAAGGGTAGACCCCACACGGGCAATCCCAGCAAAAAACATTCACATCTTCAAAAGAGAAGAGATTGAAGCCCACCATTACAGCCACGTCAGGGATAGTGTAGAAAGCTACCGTGAAAAGCTGATTCATAGCAACGCAAACCGAAATTATAAAGACAGAATTGAAGATATATTAAAAGATTGGGCTAACTTTGAGCCTGAAACACACGACTTTACCAAGCCCGTTCACATACCGGGAAAAGGAATTAGAAAAGAAATGTTAACTTTGGTATAAATATCGTTATGGCAAAAACAACAAGAGACGGAAATGCATTAGAACACGATAAGAGAGAGATATTTGCTTTGGAGTATTGTGTTAGCTTAAATGGTACGCAAGCGGCTATAAGGGCAGGATATGCGCAAAATAGCGCACATGTTGAAGCAAGTAGATTGCTAAGAGATGCTAAGGTGCTTACGCGCGTGTGTGAGTTAATGAAAGAAAGAGCCGAAAGTTTAAAGATTGATGCAGGTTTTGTTTTAAAGTCTTTGTTAGAAGTTTATGGTAGGTGTATGGAAAATACGCCTGTTATGGTTTGGGATGGAGAGCAAAAGGCAATGGTACACGAAATAAACGAAAATGGTATTGGCGTGTATAAGTTTGATAGTGCTGGGGCTTTAAAGGCTTTGGAAATGATTGGCAAGCACTTAAAAATGTTTACTGATAAATCAGAGATAACCGGTGCTGATGGTAACGAGTTAACTATTCGGATAGTTCGCCCAAATGAAGCTCAATAGCACAATAGTATTTGAACAAACCTTAGCAGCCAACACCCGACTCATAGTACATCAGGGCGGTGCAAGGTCAAGCAAAACCTATTCCATTATTCAGTACATATTGTATAAAGCAATCAACACCAAAGGTTTAAAGATAACCATTGCAAGGTCGGCTTTAACTAATCTAAAAGATACAGCCTACAAAGACTTTATAGACGTTATCAGTCAGGCAGGGATAGCTAACCGCTTTAATGTACACCTTAGCAGCTTAACCTACACATTAAAGGATAGCGGCAGCGAAATACAATTTATTGGCTTAGATGACCCGCTAAAGTTACACGGGCGTAAACAGGATATATTTTGGTTTAATGAAGCCAACTATTGTACTTATGAAGATTTTAAGCAAGTAACAAGCCGTACCGCCGGGCAAATACTTATGGACTTTAACCCGTCTGACCTTTACCATTGGATATACGATAAGATACTAACTCGTGAGGATTGCACCCTGATTAAGTCTACCTATTTAGACAATCCGTTTTTACCTAAAGAAATAGTTGCCGAAATTGAAGCAGCCCGTGAAGCCGACCCTGATTGGTTTAAGGTTTACGGAATGGGAGAGCGTGCCAGTAGCAAGGACTTAATATACCCACGTTACGAATATTACCACGAAGAGCCTGATGGTTGCAGGGTAATGTATGGCTTAGACTTTGGTTATAACCACCCTACGGCACTTGTTAAGTGTTCTTACCGTGATGGTGAGATATACGCCCGTGAGTTGCTTTACCAATCGCACTTAACAACACCTGAACTGATAAACGCATTAGCAGCCGTAGTTGATAAGCGTTCCGAAATATATGCCGATGGTGCAAGACCCGAAATAATAGCCGACATTCGCAAAGCTGGGTACAACATTAAAGCTGCAACTAAAGAAGTAAAGCACGGGATTGACAAATTAAAAAGCCAAAAGCTATTTGTGAATGGGGAGAACCTGGTAAAAGAAATACAGAACTACAAATGGAAACGTCATAACGCTACTGATACTGTATTAGAAGAGCCTGTAAAGGCTAAAGACGATGCTTGCTTTATTGCATCTACACTAATATATACCAACAAAGGAAATAAGCCTATATCAGAAATTAAAGTTGGTGATATGGTATTAACAAGAAAAGGATATAAAAAGGTGTTAAACGTATTTAATAACGGAGAGAAACAAGTTAATAAGTATTTGATGCAATGCGGTACGTTTTCTGTAAATTTGTGTGCTACTAAAAATCATTTAATCAGCACCGATACAGAATGGACACAGATTTCACAATTAAAACAGGGGCAGACAATTTGCCATATCAAACCTTTAACGGAAAAAGATATAAACTCTATCCGGGCAGAAGATACTTTATGCAGCATAAACACCATATGCACCACAAAGTTTGGGAATACTACAATGGCAAACGACCAAAAGGGTATCATGTTCACCATGTTAACGGTAATTCTTGGGATAATAGAATTGATAATCTTAATCTTATCGAAGCTAAAAAACATCTTTCAGAGCATGGTAAGCAAAAGTTTATCAATAATCCTGACTGGGCTAAAGAATTTCACGCAAAAGGAATTGAAGCCTCAAAAGAGTGGCATAAAACAAAAGACGGTATTGAATGGCATAGGCAACACGCTACTAAACTTTGGGAGAATGTTCCATTTAAAACTTTGTCATGCGAAGTATGCGGAAAAGAATACCAAACAAGAAACAGAGGAATATCAAAATACTGCAATCAAAACTGCAAAGCTGTTGCATTTAGACGTAGGCGTAGCTTGGAACGAAATAGTATATGATTTAGAAGTTGAAGATTGCCATGAATACTTTGCAAACGGGGTATTAGTTCATAATTGCGATGCCATGCGCTACGGTTGCTACCATTTAGTCAGCAAGCCGCTAACAAGGCAAAGAGTACAATTAGTTTCAAGTAGATAAAAAAACTATGGCTGCACGAATAATAATAACTAAGAACGGGGACAAATACCAAATAACCTACAAATCAGGTAGCGGTATTGATATGAAAACCAATAAACTGTATAGCAGCAAGTCATTAGCTTACCGGGCTATTTCAGGGTTTATCCTTTCAATCTATTCTTTAGGAGGTGTTGAGGTTAAGAAGTGCAAAAGGTTTAAGCAAACCAACGTAATACGTTTTGAACTGAACGGGGCAAAGCACCTGATACAAGTAACTGATAAGTGTGTAGAAAGACAAAGCCCCGCATTAAGCAGGGCAAAGTCTAACCAATCAAACACTATGAAGCGGTAATATTAACTAAAATATTTTATATTTGCAACATGCTAAAGCTAAAGATTGACAATAAAGATTATCAGTTACCATTAGACTGGGAAGAGTTAAGCCTTAAAAGCTATTCAGCCTTACGCAAACTACCTGATACAGCCGATGCAGTTACGGTGGCAGCTTGCTTGTTAGGTATTGATGTTGATACCCTTAACAATGCCGACTTAGCTAACTTTCACCTAACCATTGGTGTTAACTTAGGTTGGTTAAGCCGATTGCCAAAGTTTGAAAAACCCGAAGCGGTTGATTATAAAGACAAGGTATTAAACATACCGGCAGGGTTTGAATCTTTAAAGTTCGGGCAAAAGATAGAATTTCAGCAACTTGCGATTACAAATACGTCAGGGGTAGAAGTCAACCCCGATTGCTATGCACGATTACTGGCAATAACTTTTTGTGTTGAAGCCTTTGGCAGTTATTCGGATAAGGGAGTTGATGAGTTAGAACAATGGTTTAATGACTATCCTATAACCTCCGCAAAGCCCTTAATTGATTTTTTTTTGAACGGCTTGCTAAAGTCATCCAACGTGAAGCCGACTATCTCGGCAGCAAGCCAAAACCCGAAGAGGTTGCAGCAGGTGTTGAACGGTTTAAAAAATATGGTTCGTACCCGCAAATCCGTACAATCATGAAAGCGCATGGGTTAACATCAGAGCAAGTACAAGACCTGGAGTATTCCGATGCCTTTACTATATTAAGGTATGAGAAAGAAGTAAGCGACTACACCGAAAAACTACAAAAGATATATGCAAGCCGTTGATATAGTAACCGTATTAAGTGAGATAGTAGGCTCTATTGGTGCAAGCCCCGCATTGGTGTTAACGCACGGCACAAGGTATGAGCAAAACAAAGACGGGGATAACGCCACGTTTCCAAAGGTTTATTTAGATGAGCCGTTACGTTCTCGTGAAACCATAGCAAGTATGGGTAATTCAACAGTTGTTTACCCGGTGGTTATGTTCTTTGCCGACAAAGCCAATTTAGATGCCACACCTGCACAACAAAGGGTTACTATTTTAGAGATGCGTACCTATGCAAAGGAGTTTATTGTTAGGCTGCAAAGTGCTGAAGATGCTAACGGTAAAAAATACTTTAATGTGTCAACGGGTACAAGCTACACCTTAACCGATGTGGTTAACCTTAACTACGATGTTGGTTTAACTGGAGTGTTATTAGAGATTGACTTGCCTATTGTTAACGGTGGCGCTATATGTATAGTATAAAAGAAATAATAATTGAACAATTAGAGTTGGCAAAAATGAACATTGCTAACAATATGGTTGTTCAAAACCGTAGAGCATCAGGTCGGTCAATAGCCGAAATGAAGATACAAGCCGATGATACCAAAGGCGTATTAATTGATGGGGCGGGTTATTTGTTTGCAAGCGAGTATGGCAGCAGACCAAGTCAAAAGACCACACGCCCACCTAAAGCAATGGTTGACAGTATTGAACGGTGGACTTTGATTAAAGGCATAACAGCCGCCAACGGCAATCAAAGGTCATTGGCCTATGCCATATCAACCAAGCTATTAAAAGAGGGTAACGTATTATACAGGTCGGGCAAAAATAGCGGGGTAATAACTGAAGCGGTCAATCAGGAATGGTTAAACGATACAGCCGCTAAGTTTGGGGACTATTATGTATCTTTGATTAAAAGTGAAGTGATAAGAAACACAACAGCAACAGTAATATAATGGAAACAGCCGACCTAATAGAATGGGCAAGAACAACGGAATTTAAAAGCCCACAAAAGCTATCATGCGGGGTGATAAAAGATGTTGATTATTTTGTAGACGTTCAAATATTGCGTATTGAACGTGGTACGCACAAAGAACAATTGGTATCAATTGACAGGCTAAAAGAACTTAAAAAAGTAACTAATGGCAGTTAGCATAATAGAAAGACCACAAGCAACCGAACCTAATACAGGGGACATAAGTTA